GCACAAGATTAGAGACTTGACTGAGTTGTTGAACAAAATGGTTCAGAACGCACAAGCTCAAGCCCCCAAGCCTGAAGTTCAAGAAGCACCAAAGGCTGAATGATGCCAACCCTAGCTAACATTTATAGTTCAATAGATAGCTTTAAACGTAGGCTAGGGGATGTTGTTTCCAATCCAGTTGGTAGTATTCAACAAGCAGTTGGTAATGCAAACGATCAAGCTAGAGATTTAAACGATCTTACTTATCGAGCTGCTCAAGAAGGTCTTAAATATGGGCCAGCTACTCAAGAATTGGGTAGGTCAATGGCAGCATCTTATAGCCCTGTGGGAAGCCTTGAATATCAAGGTAGTCATGTAGCGCCTAATGCAAACAATTACGGTGCTTTTTTACACGATTTAACACAAATTATGCCATCTGATGTTTATTCAGCTAGTGGCAAAAGACTTTATGGTATTGGTGACCCAATAATTGATTCTCAATGGAGAATAGCTGCATTAAAAGCTAGAGGTAAGCCTTATGCTCCTATTGAAATATATAGAGCAGTTCCAAAAGGGATAAAAGACATCAATCATGGGGATTGGGTAACAACAAGTAACCATTATGCAAAGTGGCATGGTGAAAATGTTTTAGATGGCGATTACGATATTCTTAAAAAGACTGTACCTGCCAAAACATTGTCAACTGAAGGTTATCCTTATGAGTTTGGTTATCACGAAGAAGGTAAAGAATGACACATCCTGGTGGTAGACCAACTGATTATGACGAATCATTCTGCGATAAAGTCGTGGAGTTGGGCGCTATGGGTAAGTCTGTAGAGCAAATAGCCAAAGAATTAGGCTTTGCTATTAGAACTTTATACTTATGGAGAGATACTTATCCACAGTTTATGCAAGCCTTAAACACAGCTAAGGAATTAGAGCAAGCATGGTGGGAAGATCAAGCTCAAGCGTATATGTTAGAGCACAAAGATGGGCCAAAACTGAACGCAACATTGTGGTCTAGGTCGATGGCTGCTAGGTTTCCTAAGAAGTATAGAGATAACTCTAAGATTGAGTTGACTGGTGAAGGTGGAGCGCCATTGATTCCACACATACAAGTTAGTTTTGTAAAGCCCAATGAATGAAATTCAAGAGGCGATAAGTAGGGCAGAGTTTCCCCAAAAACTCCAATGTTTATTTGTTCCTGAAAAAGCTCGCTATCGCACGATCTATGGCGGTCGTGGGGGTGGCAAATCTCACTCGGTCGCAAAAGCGCTATTGGTCAAGGGAGCAATGGCAACCTTACGCATTTTGTGTGCTCGTGAGTTCCAAACGTCTATTAGGGATTCTGTACACAAACTACTGTGCGACCAAATCGAGTTATTGGGTTTGTCAACGTTTTACGAAATAACCCAAAATTCTATACGAGGTAAAAATGGTACAGAGTTTGCCTTTGTTGGGTTGAAGAATAACATTGCTAACGTAAAATCATTTGAAGGAATAGACATTTGTTGGGTGGAGGAGGCCCAAACGGTTTCAAGAATGTCATGGAACATATTGATTCCAACGATCCGAAAAGAGGATTCTGAAATATGGATCACGTTTAACCCAGAGTTAGAAACGGACGAAACCTATCAACGCTTTATTGTCAATGCGCCTGAAAATTCCGTAGTTGCCAAGGTCAATTGGTCTGACAATCCTTGGTTTCCTGAAACGCTACGACTAGAGAAAGACGCACTAAGAGCAAGAGACCCAGAGGCCTATAACACGGTTTGGGAGGGTCTATGTAGGCAAACGGTAGATGGCGCTATCTTTGCCAAAGAAATCCAATTTGCAGAGCTAGATGGGCGCATCACTAGAGTGCCTTATGACGCTACAAAGCCTGTACACGCCATTTTTGACCTTGGGTGGAGTGATGCTACTGCCATTTGGTTTATGCAGTTTGTAGGCATGGAAAATAGGCTTATAAGGTACTTTGAGACTAACCAAGAAACCATGTCTAGCATCCTCAATAAGATGCAAGGATTTGGGTATATCTACGATACTTTGTGGCTACCCCATGACGCAGAGAACAAAACTTTGGCTGGAAATGGTCGAAGTATTGAAGAAATTGTACGAAATTTGGGTTATAAGACTAGAATAGTGCCTAAAGTACCAATTGTGGATTCCATTAACGCTGCGAGAACTATTTTCAGTAACTGTTACTTTGATCGTGAGAACTGCCATCAAGGGCTAGAAGCTCTGAGGCATTATCGCTATGAAGTAGACCCTGATACTGGGATGTTCTCTAAGACGCCTTTACATGACAATTACAGTCATGGAGCAGATGCGTTTAGGTACATTGGGCTAATGATTAGCGAGCCTAAAAAAGTCGTTAAGAAAGCGCCTGTAAATATTCAATCTTCTTGGATGGGTTAAACATGGTAGATGATCTTGAATCTAGCGACTTAATAGCAGACGCACAAGCCTTTTTGCACTTATGTGTAGAGGCAGATATGATGAACCGTACTGAGGCGCTAGAAGACCTTAGATTTAGCGCTGGTGACCAATGGCCTGTTGAGATTCAAAACTCACGCACTTTAGAGTCACGCCCATGTCTAACTATTAACAAGGTAGACGCATATTGTCGACAGATTACTAACAACATACGCCAACAACGCCCACGCATCAAGGTTCATGGTGTAAACAATGAATCTGATGAGAAGATGGCAGACATCCTCACCGGCATTTGTAGGCACATCGAGGTCAACTCAGACGCAGACCAAGCCTATGATAACGCTGCAGACTACGCAGTTCGCATGGGTTGGGGTTTTATTAGGGTCAATACAGACTATGTAAGAGAAGATTCTTTTGACCAAGAAATCTACATCAAGTCAATAATGAACCCATTTACGGTTTATTTTGATCCTAATTCCATATTGCCTGACGGTTCAGACGCAGAGAAAGTTCTAATTACTGAGGTTATTTCTAAGAAGCAATTTAAGGATATGTACCCTGACGCAGACGAGGGTGTTCAGTTCAACCAAAGGGGAGCTGGGGACACAAATGCAGAATGGGTGATGAAAGAAGATATTCGCATCGCAGAATACTTCTATACAGTACGCACAAAAACCAAGTTATTGCTTTTGGCAGATGGGTCAAAAATATACAAAGACTTGTATAAAGGTGACCCAAATTTAATCATCGACCAAAGGGACACGGTCAAGAAAGAAATCCGTTGGGCAAAGCTCACAGGGATGCAAATCCTAGAAGAAGGCGTGTGGGCAGGTCGTTATATCCCTATCGTTCCTGTTTACGGTCACCAATTGATCGTTGAGAACAAGCGCAAAAAGTTTGGTTTGGTGCGCCAGGCTAAAGACCCACAAAGGATGTACAACTTTTGGCAAACGTCAATGACTGAATCCGTGGCTTTAGCGCCTAAACCTAAGTGGTTGTTGGCAGAAGGTCAAGACGAGGGCCATGAGAACGAGTGGGCACAAGCTAACGTTAAATCTGCGCCTGTGCTCAGATATAAGCAAGTGGACATCGAGGGCAGACCAGCTCCTGTTCCTACTCGCATCCAACCTGAAGCGCCTCCTGCGGGCATTATGACCGCCTCTGCCCAAGTTTCTATGGACTTGCAAGCAGTTATTGGCATTGTTGATCCTAACCAATTGCCCCAAGGTAACATTTCAGGCAAGGCTTTGAACGGTCAACAACAACAAGTTGATTTGTCAAACTACCACTTTTACGACAATTTAACTCGTTCTATTCGTCACATTGGTAAAATCATCCTAGATTTAGTGCCTAAGATTTACGACACAGAGCGTGTGATGCGTATCATTGGTGACGATGGTAAGCCTGACTTGGTGACCCTAAACACACCTGGAACTGACGAGTTTGGCATCAATAAGATACTGAATGACGTAACGGTTGGTGAGTATGATGTGGTGATGGACACAGGCCCAGGGTATAACTCCAAGCGCCAAGAGGCAGTTCAAGCCATGATGCCCTTGTTTAGCGCAGACCCACAACTTATGCAAGTCGCTGGTGACTTATTTATTCGCAATATGGACTTCCCAGGTGCTCAAGTCATCGCAGATCGTTTGGCAGTCAATAACCCATTGGCTAACATTGACAATAAATCTGCTATTCCCCCACAAGTTCAGATGCAATTGGCTCAGTCTCAACAACAAACTCAAGCCTTGCAACAACAGATTCAACAGTTGCAGATGGCTATGAAGCAACGCCAAGACATTGAAAGTGTCAAACAAGACGCAGAAACTAAGCGTGAACTCATGCGTCAGACTGCCAAGGCGCACAACACAGAATCTATGCTTGAAGCTCGTGTACACGATGTGAACACCAAAGCAATTACAAGCCAAAACAAGACAGAAATTGAGTCAATCATGGAGTTGTTGTTGCACCACATGGACACAGGGCGTTTAGAGCGTGAAATCGCTGCTAGAAACGCTGAACAGTACCAATATGCAAACCAATCTGTTCAATCCATAAGTTGACAAAATAAGCATTTCGTGTTAAAAACACAAAACCTTACCTATGAGGTTCATAGGGTAAATTCTTGAGGAAACTCATGTCTGAAAAAGAAGCGAGCCAAGTGCTCACAAGTGAAAATTCTGGTGATTTTTATGCTCAAAAATTGGGTTTAGCTAACGAGACACCTGTAGAAGCTGCAGAACCTACAGAACCTCCAAAGAGTGAACCTGAAGCGTTAGAAGAACCAAAACCAACAGAAGAACCGAAGCCCAATAAACTTGAAAAGAGGTTTTCTGACATAACAAAGCAACGTGAGATGGCTCGTCAAGAAGCTGAACGAGAGCGTCAACGTGCTAGTGAGTTGGAAGCTAGGTTGAGAGAACTTGAGGCCAAGATTTCGCCAAAGCCTAATCTTGATGAGGAGCCAAGGCCTGACCAGTTTCAGGACGCATTTGAGTATGCAAAGGCTTTAGCTGAGTTTTCAACCGAGAAAGCGTTAAAGCAACGTGACCAGCAAGAGGTAGAGAGAAGGCAAGCGGAGGAACGTGCCAAAACATTTGAGGCATGGAACAAACGCCAAGCAGAGATCAAAGCCGAGTTGCCTGATTACGATGACATGATTGCATCTAGTGAGGTTGTTGTGAGCGACCAAGTTAGAGATGCGATTTTCGAGAGTGATGTAGGCCCAAGAATCCTATACCACTTAGCAGAAAATCCTGAAATAGCTGAAAAGCTAGGCAAGATGTCAACGCTAGGCGCTTTACGAGAAATTGGGAAGTTAGAGGCAAGGCTTGAAAAAGCTCCTCAAGAAGAAGTGAAACCTGTTGTGAAATCAAACGCACCGAAACCGATTAGCCCTATTCGTGCTTCTAGTGCTGCTACAGATACCAATGTTGACTCCAATGGTGAGTTTCATGGTACTTATCAGCAATGGAAAGAACAAAGACAGGCTAAGAAGATTAGGTAAAACTTTTTTCTTTTTAAAGGATATAAATCATGGCAAATAATCTGCTTACCATATCCAAGATCACCAATGAAGCGTTGATGGTCTTGGAAAATGAGTTGACTTTTACATCAGAGGTCGATAGAAATTACGATGACCAATTTGCGGTTGTCGGAGCTAAAATCGGTAATACCGTAAACGTCCGTTAAGAGTCTGCGGACGAAAAACCCTTTCTGATTGACTTGGACGCCTAGAAGTAGGTTACAAGGGGCAAGCAAGAGAAATCTGTGCAGCCTGAACGACTAAGTGAAGGGGCGCTAAAGAAATTTAGTGATGCGATAGTCTGACCTACCGTATAACAAAGGAAGCGGTAGAGAGAAATCCGAAGCGGTTTCTCCCGCAGAGATGCGAGTAACAATTGACCTGTGAGACCAGGTCGCTTTATCGGTACAACTGGCCCTGCTTTGAACGTTGAAGACTTCAACGAGACTAGCGTTCCTGTGACTTTGAGCACTCAATTCCACGTTGACACTCAATTCACCACGCAAGACTTGGCTTTGTCTCTCGATATGTTTAGCGACCGTGTGCTTAAGCCCGCAGTTGCAGCTATCGCCAACAAGATTGACCGTGACGGTTTGGTCATGGCTAATCTGAACACCGCCAACATCGTTGGTACACCTGGTACACCTCCCACAGGTTTGATTACATACTTGACTGGTCAAGCGTATTTGGACTCTGAAGGTGCTCCTCGTGACGGACGTAGATCATGTATCGTTGAGCCTTTCACTTCTGCAACCATTGTTGACTCATTGAAGGGACTTTTTGTTCCCCAAGAGGCAATTGGCGAGCAATACAGGAAAGGGCTTATGGGCCGAGACAGCGGCGGCATGAACTGGCGTCTCGATCAAAACGTTGTAGCCCAAGGTTTTGGATTCTGGACAGGTTCTACTGCTGGTTCTATCACCGTTAACGGTTCTAACCAAGGTCTCGCATCAGGTTGGGCGCAAACTTCTACCATCAACATTACTGCAACTGCAACAGGTACATTGAACCCTGGTGACGTTATCAATTTTGCTGGTGTGTACGCAGTTAACCCCCAAAACCGTCAAGCGTATGGTTCTAACAAGTTGCGTAATTTTGTTGTTAAATCAGCAGTTGCGTTGACTAACGGAAACACAAGCGTGACAGTTAGCCCCGCTTTGATCTACGGTGGACAGTTCCAAAACGTAACTGCTTCTCCCACATCAGGCGTTGCAGTAACACCTTACCAAATCGGTGTGTCTTCCAACTCTGTGTACTCTCCCCAAAACATTATCATGCACCGCAATGCTTTCACATTGGCAGTCGCTGATCTTGAGTTGCCCGAGGGTGTTCACTTTGCTGGTCGTGCAAGCGACAAGGAAATTGGATTGTCAATGCGTGTTGTGCGTCAGTACACCATCAACAATGACTCAATCCCAACTCGTCTTGACGTTCTTTATGGATGGGCACCGCTCTATCCTGAACTCGCTTGCAGAGTTGCAGCTTAATTAACCCAAGGAGATTAAATTATGGCAAATCCAGGACCAGCAACCACAGTAAGCAATCACCCACAAAACTTGGCTACAAACCAAGCGTTGCGTTTGATTGCATCTGCACAATCCGTTAACTTGTCACAAGCCGGTGATACCGCTATGACAGTTATTGACGTTAGTAAATTTGTACCAGTTAGCGTAATCATCACCAATGGCTTGAACTCTAGTGGTAACACAACCACTATTGCTACTGCTACTGTTGGCGTTTACACAAACACAGGTGCAACAGGTTCGACCGTATTGACTACCGCTGCTTTAACTAGCAACACAGGTGGCCCTTATGTGACAATCTCTAGCGCAACAAATGCAAACACCGCTATTTCTAGCTTCTCCAATATGTACGTTAATGTTGGAACTACGATTGCAGCGACTTGTGACGTATTTGTTTATGGCTATGACCTCACATTTTTACCTTAATTTGTGAGTAAATAAGGAAAAGGCCATCCTCAAAAGGGGTGGCTTTTTTCGCTTTTAAGATACAATAAATCATTCTTTAAAGGAATAACCATGTCAAAAACTACCATTTGTCGTGGAAATGTTATAGCGCATACAATTTGCCAATTAACATTACCCGCCACAACCTTTTCTACTACAACCACAGAAGTTACGATTGCTTGCCCTGGTGTTAAAGCCACGGACAAGATTCAAGTTCAAGTTGACGCAGCGATGACTGTAGGTGTTGGTATTGGCAATGCTTATACAAACGCAGACAATCAAATTACTGTTCGTTTGATGAACTTGACAGGAACTTCAGTAACACAAGCTGCTGCTACATTGTTGGTTAGCGTTAAATCTTGTGAAGATAATCCTTTGCCTGTTAACGTGGTCTAAAAATGTCAAATACATCAGTATTTAGAATTGCTGGCCCAACTAGCGCTATTAGTGTGACAACTGCGTCTTCAACCGCAGTTACGATCACTCCTAGTGGTAATGACCAGATCAACTATGCTGGATTTTTGAATACAAGTAATAACGTTATTGCCGTGACGATCACGCCTACAAGCGCACCCGCAGCGGTGTTGCCTGTGGCAGGAACGCCTAGCAATAGCTTTGTGCTTGGGGTTGCAATGACATCACCAATGGTGGTGGCAGTTCCTCCCAATTCATTTTCAGTTACAACAATCGGTACAGGTACAAGCACCTTGTATGTGACACCGATGTCCGATCAAACTTGATCTAAGGGGGTGAAATTCCCCCTATTTTTTTGGGTAGCACTATGGCAAATAGTATAAATAACACAGTCACCACTAATATATTGCCTGTTCAGGCTCTATACGACCCAACAACCCTTGCGTTTATTACGTTTATTGGGCCAGCAGGTACACCTTTTACAGGTTCTGGTAGTGGTGTTTCAAGTGTTAACGTATCTGGTGGTACGACTGGGCTTACAACAAGTGGTGGCCCTATTGTTTCGAGTGGAACAATTACCATTGCAGGAACTTTGAACGTTGCCAATGGTGGAACTGGCTCAACAACTGCTAATGGTGCTCTAACTAACCTACTGCCTTCACAAACAGGCAACTCAGGAAAATTTCTGACTACTGATGGTACAAACACATCGTGGTCTACTGCAGGTTCTGGCTTAACAATTAGCACAGATACCACAACTAACGCATCAAGATACCTAACATTTACTGCCACAACAAGTGGAGTAATCACATCTGAGAATGTCAGCACATCGCTTTACTTCAACCCCTCAAGTGGCTCATTGACTGCTACCACTTTTGTAGGTGCGTTGACAGGTAATGCTTCAACTGCAACAAGTGCAACAACATCGACAAACCTTGCGGGTGGAGCTAATGGCTCTTTACCCTACCAAACAGGGTCAGGCACAACGACTTTCTTGGCAGCAGGTAGCAATGGTCAATACCTAACAATTAGTGGTGGTGTGCCAACTTGGGCTAATTTGACTTATGTAAGCTCATTTAGTGGTGGAACTACTGGGCTAACACCAAACACAGCTACTACAGGCGCAGTAACGCTTGCAGGGACGCTTGCAGTAGCAAATGGTGGTACAGGTGTTACCACAAGCTCTGGTGCGAATAGCGTTGTTTTAAGAGATGCTAACGCAAACATTACTGGAAACAACCATTTCTTTGGGTTTACTAATGTAGCTGCTGCAGGAACAACCACTACGTTAACTGCTGCATCAACCCCAAACTTTGTGGTTACTGGCTCTGGTGGTCAAACCTATAAGTTACCAGATGCAACAACTTTGCCTATTGGTGCAACATTTACGTTCAACAATAACCAAACATCAGGTTCTGTTATTGTTCAGAATAACTCTTCAACTACGATTGTTACCATTCCCTCTGGTGGCTATACAACAATCATTTTGTTAAGCAATTCAGTAGCTGCAGGAACATGGGATTACCACTTTGATGCTCCCTCAAATGTATCTTGGTCAACCAATACATTGAGTTATGCTGGTTCAATTACCAATGCAACATGGAATGGTGTAGCAATTGGTGCAATATATGGTGGAACAGGGCAAACTAGCTATACAACTGGTGATACTTTGTATGCTTCTGCCTCTAATACGCTTTCTAAATTAGCAATTGGCTCAACTGGGCAAGTTTTGACTGTTGCAGGTGGTGTTCCTACATGGGCTAACACAACTGCTGCAACCACAATTACTGATGACACTACGACTAACGCAACTCGTTATATTAACTTTACAAGTGCAACAAGTGGTAGTCTGACAAACATTGGAACTAGCTCGACCAAACTCCAATACAACCCAAGCACAGGAGCATTGACATCTACTAGTTTGACTCCTACAAATCCATTGGGTACTTCTTATGGCGGTACTGGACTAACATCATTTACAGCAAATGGTGTGGTGTATGCGTCTAGTACAAGTGCTTTGGCTACTGGGTCTGCGTTGACATTTGATGGAACAAACTTTTCAACAACTGGAATTGCAAACATTGGTAATGGAGCAAGAATTCAAGGTTCTGGAAGTTTAACTGGAACAGGTGTTGGTGCTGAAATATTTGCATCAGGTGGTGTTTCTTACTATACATCATATGATAGAACTGGTTCAGCTTATGCGCCAATTCAATATTATTCTGGTTTATATCAAGCGTGGAACATTGGTGGCGAAAGGATGCGCCTCACAAGCGCAGGCTATCTAGGTATAGGTACAAGTAGTCCTAGTTATTTATTGCAAGTAACAAAATCTAGTAATGGTGATGTAATTTCTTGGAACGCTACATCGGGCAAACAGGGATATTTGTATGCTGATACTAATGCAGTTTCAATAGGAGATACATCATCTGTTAACGGTCAAAATATTCTTTTTAATACAACAAATACTTATGTTGCCACTTATACAAATGGCACAGAAAAGATGCGGGTTGATGGTAGCGGCAACTTAGGATTAGGAGTTACTCCTAGTGCTTGGAACAGTGCATTTAAGGCAATACAAGTTGGTGCTATAGGTTCTTTTTCTTATTCTTCTGGATATACATTTTTATCAAATAATTGGTATCAAGATGCAACAGGAACTGACAGATACATAACATCAAATTGGGTTACAAATTATTATCAATACAACGGTGGACATTATTGGCGTTATGCCGCATCGGGTACAGCAGGTGCGGCTATTGGGTCTTATACAAATGCAATGACACTAGATAATAGTGGTAACTTGTTAGTGGGGGCTACAAGTGGAAGTTCAAAACTGGTTGTTACTACTTCAAGTAATTCTGGCGCTTACTTGACATTTGATGGAAGTGTAGGTAATGGTATTAACCTTAAAACAACTTATTCATCTACTGGCTCTTTATACATAAACTTTATAAATTCAGCAGGTTCTTCAGCTGGTTCAATTACACAATCAGGAACAACAGCAGTTGCTTACAACACATCATCTGACCAACGTCTAAAAACAAACATTGTTGATGCTCCAGCAGGAAATATTGACCAAATTAAAATTCGTTCATTTGATTGGAAATCTGATGGCTCTCATAATACTTATGGTGTTATTGCTCAAGAGCTATTAGAAGTAGCGCCATACGCAGTTTATGTTCCAACAAATCCTGATGAAATGATGGGTGTGGATTATTCCAAACTAGTCCCAATGATGATAAAAGAAATTCAATCACTCAAGGCTGAAGTAGCCACACTTAAAGGAGCTTAATCGTGAACAATAACTATCAATGGATCATAGAGGCGATAGATTGTTACCCACAATCAGAAGGACAAACTGACGTTGCATTTAATTGTCATTGGAGATGCAACGCAACTTCATCAGAAACACATACAGTCAATGGACAAACTGTGCCTTACACTGCAACCATTTATTCAACTTGCCCTGTAACTTACGTTGCGGGTTCACCCTTTACCCCTTACGCACAGTTGACTCAACAACAAGTGTTAGGTTGGATTTGGGGAAGTGGTGTATCTGAAAGTGGCACACAAACCGCATTGGATAACATGATTTCAAGCCAAATCAACCCAACCGTTGTCACACCCGCATTGCCTTGGAGTGCTTAATGGATTGGAAGATTACCAACATTGAGCAAACAGATGGGTTAATTACCCATGCTGACTTCTTTGTTTCCTTAACTGATCGCAAAAACACAGTAGAAACACAAGGAACACACACTTTTGCTAATCCAAGCCTAAAAACACCTTTTGACGAGGTTAAAGAGCAAAATGTTATAGATTGGATAATCCAAGAAACTAGCCAAGATGGTCTGAATCTTATACAATCAAACCTAGAAAAACAGCTAGTGCAAAAAGAAAAAGTCGATTTGCCTTGGGTTTTCAAGACTTTTAAGCCTAATTTAGGGTAAAGCCATGACACAACCCATCGACATCATCAGCAGAGCATTAAAAGACATTGGCGCATTAGAAGCAGGGGAGATTCCTACCCCTGAAGCTGCCCAAGACGCATACGATATGCTACAAGATATGATAGACCAATGGTCTAACGAATCTATGATGGTGTTTTATAAGACTGAAATCATATTCCCCATCACGCCTGGGCAAATTAACTACACCGTTGGCCCAACAGGTTCTATACAAGCTAACTTTGTAGGCTCAATCTCTGGGAATATCCTAACCATTA